ATCTAAACCAGATACTGAAATATTAAAAATTACTTGGTCACCCGAAGAGCCTAAGACGTGATTGGGCTTAGAGGTTTCTCTAATTAAACTTGCCTCTCCCGTAAATGAAACGGTAGCTGTTGTAGCTGTAGAAGATTGGGAAGTAACACTACCAGTCCCAGCGGCATTGGAAAAGGTAGGTTGTGCATTCCATCCAATTTGAGGTGTGGTAACAAAGTCTAACAATGCTCCAGAAGATACACCAGAAGCTGTAAAGTCACTTTCAACATTGTTGCTTCCTCTACGCACACGCACAACCTTGTTGTTACCTTGCTTGTCGTTGAGGTCTCTTAGAGAATATGCTGCTGCTGCCCCACCAACTACTTTACTTAGTAGTGGACGAGACTCACCCTTGCGGTCTGAATCTATTACTTGTGCTGTGCGGTCTACTGTGACTGTCTCTGTTAGCGGAAGCCCAGTAATCGTTACCTTGTACTGGGGTGAGCTAGGCATAACAGCCTCCCAAGGTCTGTCAGTGAAACCAGCTCCAGTATTAAGAAGTATCTGTGGGTCGGAATCGCTCTGGTCTTCAACTAGATACGAATAGCCATCTGTCTCATTAAAATTGCTGGGAGTAATAGTGCTAGCACCTCCCTGTTGACTCCAAGTAGAGTTTCCAGTGACAGGAGTCGAAGTAGTATATATCCCACTATTGACAGCATATCCCGCAACGGTTACTTGGATTGAGGTAGTATCGTCAGTAAGAGGGACTGTGCCCGCTGTCACCGTCATAGTTCTTACACCTGCAAACCTATCACGATTAAATGTGAAAGGTTGACCGTTTACCGTTAGGGTTCTATCTGCCATTTATATTAGTAAGAGATATTTGCACCTGTGCCACTTGAGCCAGTGTTGACTGTAGAGCGACGAATAGTTAGAGCAGAAGTACCACGCTTCTTAGAACTACTGCGGTTCTTAAGAGCTTTGTTCTCTACCGTCTTAGCCGTCTTAGTGGGAGGGGGAGGAGCGGCAGGTGGTGGAACTGGGTCTGGGATTTTAGGGGATGACATGCACATGGTATTATTCTTTCGTTAGGATATTTTCGTTTTGAATCTCGAATTGATGGGTAAGAAAGTTAATGACCGAGCGTTGTCCATTATGAAAGTCCATATCTCTTAATGACTTACTCGTATCAAAATCTTTTTGGGGAAAGTTTTCGACCAAAGCTTTGAGTATTTGTGGATGTATTGGGGGAAATGAGTCAGCCATAATTACCTTTCTTCTTGGTTCGATACTTCATATTCCCTCTTCCTTATGTCATCTAACGACTTAGGTAACTTACCATTCTTAATCCATTCTTCAGTTTGAACCAGACACATGGCGTTCCAAACGATAGCACCAGCGTGGTCTTCACTCTCATCCCCTTCGATGAATTGCCAGAGGTGTCTATACAAACTATCTATGTATCTACTGAGTGGAATACCCTTAGTCCAGTTGTCACGACCATACTTATTAGCTCCATCCTCAAAGCGTTTAGAGGCAGCTCGTAGTGCAGCGATGGGTAGTAACGAGGGTATCCCTTTTCCCTCCATCGCATCTCTCACTGCACCTGTGTCAAACTCTGAGCGTTTACCACTGTCAGGTAATGTTACTTTCTTGGTGTCCATAGTTTTATCTTTTTAGTTTCTAAGTTGTAATGTTGTTTCTGTAGGATGTAGGCTAGTCGTGCTGTGAGTAGGGCATCATCTTCTGTGAGGTCATGCTTCTTATACTCATCAACAACGGTCTTCCACGTAGCACCATTCTTATCTAATATCTTTTCTGCGGTCTTAATGCCAACACCCTTGAGACCTTTGTATCCATCAATAGCGTCACCCGTGAGTGTCTGAATAAGGTGGAAGCGTTTAGCTTGTTTTAACTTTGTAGTAGTGACCTCATCCTTCAAGTGGTTATACCAAGTGATGGGCAGTGTACCGAAGTCCTTGTCACCGCTCACCGCTATGGTATCCTTGGGGTTCCTAGTGCAGAGAACACCGATGAGGTCATCAGCTTCTAAGTCATTGACAATCAACCCGTTGTGATAGTCATACATATACTCAGTTAATCCCTTGATGCCCAACGGCTTACGCTTGTCGGAACGGTTAGCCTTGTAGGCTGGATAGAGGTCATGACGGAAGTTAGTCTTACTACTAATGCACGTAATGTAATCAGTAGCTTTTAACTTCTTCATGATACCCTCAACGAGTTCGTCTACCTTTGCGGTAGCGGCTGCCTCTGAAGAATGAAGTGTCCATATATCATCATCCCATTTAGTTTCCACCTCTGATGAAAACGCTGCACGATATATAATCATATCGCCATCTATCATTATTGTTTTACCGCTCATATTTCTTTTTTGAATGTTTCTAGTTTGGTTATAAGTTTGACTAAGTGAATACGCTGTAGCTCTAGACTACTGAGAGTTTGTTTAAGCTCATCAATCTTAACTTCTAAACCCAGCACAATAGATTCTTTTACTAAGTGTTCAGCCATTAGTGTGTATCCTTCCAGTTGTTTCCTGATTTGTATTCACCATCGAGAGGACACTTGAAGTTCAAGTCATCACCTGCTTTGGTAATTGCTTTGACAAATAACTCTCCAAGAACTGGAGCATCCTTAGCGTCGCAACTAAACTGCACCTCATCGTGAACATTGGCGTGCATCTCATAAGGCTTGGTTGCTTCTGCTACAAAGTTCACTAGGGCTTGTTTCATTATGACTGCACCTGCTGACTGCAATAGTAAGTTGAGTGCTGAGTGGGCTGAACGACAAGGTAACCTGCGTCCATCAAGACCGATGAGTGAACCGACTGATGTGACCTTAGCTTCGACTGCTGTTACTAGCTTGCTGTATGCTGGTAGGTTCTTCTTGAAGTTACCCTTGAGACGCTTGCCTTCCTTAGAACTACCACCAACAATAGAACCAATCTTGGCATCACCTGCACCATACAGTGTGGCATAGATGAAAGTCTTAGCTTGGTCTCTTGTCTCTAGTCCTGCTGCTTTTTGATTAGCAGTGTGGATGTCACCTTCAAGGATAGTCTTAGCATACTTACCGTTGTCCCATGGGTATAGATAGTGGGCAAGACATCGTAGTTCTAAACCACTAGCGTCACATCCTACTAATACTTTACCCTTTGGTGCAGTAAATAGTTCTCTACACTCACCACCATAGGGACTGCGGACGGATGGTACTTGAGCTACGTTTGGTGATTGATGAGTGCATCGACCACTGATAGCACCATTAGTATTTATACCACCATGTATCTTACCCTCACGCTCTAACTTAATCCAAGCTTGGTTACCTTCCATGAGTTGTCCAAGTCTTTTGGAGATGGTCAAGAACTGTAATAGTTTGAGAGACTCCTCAGTGTTAATGTCCTTAAGAACGCTTTCATTTATAGCAGGGCGCTTACCATCAAACGCGGCAGGCTTCCATCCTTGTTCCATTAGCCTAGTAGAGATTTGGTCGCGACTGTTGGGGTTGAATGGAATAGCTTTAGTTTTAAGGTCTCCCTTAACGCACTCGTTAGCTTTGTAGCCTACCTCTAGCATAGATTTCTTGGTAGGAAAGGGGTCACCATTTAGGTTCTGCCATTGGAAACTTTTAGTTTTTTCAATGACAGGAGGGAAAGCTTTTTGTAGCTCTGTCTCTATCTCGCACCTCTCAAGCATCAGTCTCTCCATAAGTTCAACAGCTTTTCTATTATCAAAAGGAAACCCGTTGTATTCTTGGAGACGCATTTGGGTAGCGAACTTATGCTCAAGCTCTATCATTTGTTCTGATGGATGTCTGCACTTTAACCACAGATACAAAGCAGAAGTCACACGAACATCTTGCTCGCAGTAATCTTGCATCTCTTGTGTCCACTGTGACCAGTCCGCTGTCTCACCATAGTTATCCTTGAGGATACCTAGTCGAGTTCCCCAAGCCTTGAGTGAGTGTGAGCCTATTAGCTTAGTGTCAAAGTCTACACGCTTGAAGTCATCGTTGCGTACATCTGGAAAGATGCACCGAGCTAACACCAAGGTGTCTATCACGTTGTCGTGAGTGAACCCATATAACTTCCGTAGGGCAGGGACATCAAACCCTATGACGTTGTGTCCTACAATAGTATTAGCGTTCTTTAACTTCTCAAGTCCTTCTTCAATGTTACCCGCTACTGTGCTGTAACTGCTCATCTCTTGAGTGTATGACTCGTAGATGGATAAACAATGTAGTGTGTCTAGGTCACTGAGTGTTGCCCAGTTTTTAATTCCGTTTGTTTCTATATCAAATGTCAGTGTGTTCATTTCAATTCCGTTAATCGTTCTAGTGGTAAGAGGATGCCCTTGCTGGAGTTCTTATCTCCACCTCGTTTATCCATACTGCTTCCCTTCATGGGTTCTATTATCTCTTTGAGTTTGGTTGTCTCAATAAAGATGAAAAGATTCTCGAACGCAAAGCACCAGTAGTCTGCCTCGGAGCGAGAGATACCAGAGGGCTTGCCCCTTGATTCATATTCAATATATAGGTTGCCAGTAGTCTTTGCTTTAAGGTCTCTTTTGACCTCAATCTTTTTGTCTTGTAAAAGGTCAGCAACTTGCTTCTCAGCAACTTGTCCCACCTTGAGGTCGTATCTGAAGTTTGAACAATATTCCATAATTTAAAAGTAATTTTCACCTGTCTCTCCCTCTATAAACTTTTCCTCTGTTAGTCTTCCTGTCTCCACTTGCCACCTTAAGTTGCAAGCAACACCAGTATCACCACTGAATCTATTCTTCAGGACTCTTACTGATGTGAGATGTTTACTCTCTACGTCTTGTTGGTTCCGCTCTAAACCAATAACCATATCGGAGAGTTGTGCGATACCAGCCGACCCACGTAGTTGTGCTACCGATGTGGTTGCACCGTCCTCGTGTCCTCTACCTTCAGGTCGCTTCAAGTGACTGACAAGTATGACACCTATCTTACACTCCTCAACCAAGGCACGAAGCTTGGTCATTAGGTTGTCTATCATTCTACGCTCATCACCTTCAGAGCTACCTGAGATAACGATTGAGATGTGGTCGAGAACGATGTACTCAACATCTAATGACTTAGCCATGTAGCGGATGTGACCAACTAGTTTGTCCCCTTCGATGGAACCCCAGTGGTCATACAAAAAGAACCTACCGTTACCTACAGTGGCTTCGTAGGCTGCTCTGTATTCTTCGTTATCATCGAAGTTATCTAGGTGTAATAATTTATTGAGATGTAAACCAATGATACCATTGCCAGTTCTCTCAACACTTTCTTCTAGTGCAATGTATCCTATCTTCTTATCGGTGGTGGTCAGTATGTTGTAAGCTACCTCTTTACATATCTGTGACTTACCAATACCACTACCAGCACAGAAGGTAATTATCTCACCTGTGCGGATACCTCTTGTCATTTTGTTCAAGCCCTCAAAAGGATAAGGGATAGACTCAAAGTTCTTAGGTGAGGTAAGCCTTTCATATAACTCATCTCCACCTACGATTGCATCCAGTCCCCACACCTTGGCGTTCCATATAGCCTTTAGTATTTCTTTGGGCTGCTCGGCTAACAACAGTTCATTAGCATCCTTCATGGGTAGGTTAGCAATCTTACATTTACCTGCTGGTATAATGTGAGCGACATCTTCCATGCCCTGCTTGCCCGCCTCATCAGAGTCAAACATAAGCACAATCTCTTCAAACTTATTCAACCATTCAAGTTGACGTTTGAATAATGACTTAGCGCTCTGCACTCCTGAGCTAAGAGAAACCACTTCCCAAGTGTTATTCTGAACCTGACTAACTGTAAGACAATCTATCTCACCCTCGGTAATTACTAATCGTTTACCACCATTGGGGAATAGGTGCTGTCCGAAGAAGTGAGTAGGAGAACCGTTACACTTAAACTTCTTATCAGCGTAACGATATTTTTGGGCAACGACTTTTTTATTTAAGTCACAATAGTTGGCGATGTGGACGGTCTGTCCATTAACTTCTCCTATTCTATAGTTGTATTTCTTACAGGTCTCTTCATGAATACCTCTCTTGGGAAGTGGCATGATTTTACCCTTAACGAAATTGTCTTCTACCTCTCCAACAACAGGGTCATTGGTGGAAGTAAAGTCACCACACGAATAACATTTAGTTGTTCCGTTGGTATTTAATGTAAGTGCGTCACTGCTGCCACAGTCTGGGCAAGGTTGGTGTGTTTTTAGTGGTGTTAAATCATCCATGTGTTTGGTATTTCTTTGTGACACCACATGAATCCATGAGTGTCACACCATTGTGCGTATGTTGTTTTACTCTTTCGACTAAGAGTGTTGTGTGCGTTCTGAAATACAAATCTGATGTCCAACTCTGGATGACACTCTTTAACGAGCTTGTGTTTCGTCCTGTCGCTGGGTAGAAAATAACCTTTAACTTCAAGTATTACTCCATTAGGTAAAATAAAATCAGGTTTGTAGTGGCTTGTCCTATAATATTCCAATCGCAGAGTTTCGTAGGAGAAAGCAACCTTCGCATCTTTAAGTGCGCCAGCTACTCTCTCCTCGAAACCTGAACGATAGGGAGATTTAGAACGGTGCTGTTTCCGATGATGTCTCATTCGTTTCCGTAAATGTTTCGTTGAAGGATTCCCCTGTATATCCCCCATCACTTTTACCGAAACCGTAGCTGTCAGAAGACCCACCACCATACTCAACCAACTCCATAATTTGGATTGCCTTGAGGCGTAGTGTGTATCCGAACCCTTGACTTGGGATGAACCAGAAGTTTGGCTCAACAGCAAGTTTAAGTTCAGAACCACTACCTACTTTTGGTGTGGCGATTTTACTTCCTTGGCTATCAAAGCAGACAACAGTGAACTCAATGAGTCCTCTTGTTTTAGTCTGCCTTTGAGCTACCTGCTTGGCAAAAATCTCATAGTCCCCATCAGGAGTAATCCTTACTGGTTTGTTTACTGACTTCTTCAGCTTCTTACCATGAGCTTTGCACTCAGCGTCGAACGCTGCGTCATATAATTTATCGATGCCCAACTCAAAAGCTTTGAAGTCGTCCTCACTGATGTGAAGCTTGCAAGAGTACAAGCCGTCTTCGTTGAACTTAGTGTCAGGTGTATCGATACGTGGGTAAACTGCTTTACCCTGTGGTGTTGTTATTGTATTTGCCATAATTTATTTGCGTTCCTTTCTGATTATTAGAATTAATTGCATTAGCTAAAAAAGTATTCACTGTCCTTGAGTTGTGTGAGGTCAGCGTTCCCGTAGGCAGGCGGGTCTGGGAATGTTATGTCGATGTTGTTAACTTCTAATTGATGTTTCCAATCTTGGAGGAGGTCAACACTAAACATCTCATAGAAGACATTGCGTATAACCTTACTCATCTTGTCGCAGTTCGTTGAGTGCGTTCCATAGCTGTCATGCACCATACTGAAATCGTATATGTCTTCTTGTTGGTTACACTGAATGACTGACTTGTGTAACGCAGCGCCATCTAGTGCATGAACAAAGTTAGGACTGACACCATTGGATTGTTTCCTTGATGAGATTTCATCCTTGGTATCATAGAAGGTTACGTGTGTAGCAGTGCCACCAATCCAAGTGCTTATCTTTTTCTCGTGTAACTTGTGATACTCTTGATGCACTGGGAAACCACTTGGACTTACCCAACTCATTGGACGTTGTTTTTCTGAGATGAGTCTAGAACATTCTTGGAACCACTGCATACACTGCTTAGGTCTATCTAGGACTGACTCAATACCATCCCATACAAGTGTAGATAGATAGTGGATGGCTTTATACTTTATGCCTTCGTCAAAGCGTGGCTTGGTTTTATCTTTATGAATAGTCTCGTCATACCAGTCATTGATGTAGGCACGATTAGAGTATGGTGTAAGACCATAGCTGTAACACATGACAGGACGCTTAGTTGTCTTGCGGTCTAACCCAAAGTCTAACCATTGCTGACTGAACGCAACGCCTTGTTGCAGGTCTATCTTAAGTTGCTCAACAACCTTGTCGGATACCACTCGGTAGATGTCAGCAGGTGTGCTGGTTGGGAGAACATTAGTTGCTTGCATCCCATACTCATCACGAGTGAGCATTGAAAGTATCTGCAATCCATTGTTGGTGGCATCCATGTTCACAGGTAAGAAGCTATCTATCTTCTTGTTGACCATGTAGTTACGCCACTCAAAGCACCACGCTAAGAACTGCCAAGGACTGGCTGCCTCTGTCCACAGTAGGTGGTCGGTAGGATTCTGGGCAATGTCGATTGCTATCTTGCCAAAGTCGTAAGCCCACTTAACGCGGTCATCAAGTGATACCTTATCATTACCAAAGGTGTTCGCTCCGTGTATGGCTAACCAACGTGCATCCTTCTCGTTCTTAATCTTACAAGACCGATAGAACTGCAAGAGTCCTCGTGACATATCAGTGCCTTGAATACCAAGGAAAGCAGGGACGTTGTAAACCCTACCTCTGAAGTCACAGTTACTAGGATAGAAGAAACGATTACCTTTTAGTTTCTCTGCTACATATAAAGTCTTGGACGTGAGCAGTCTCTTACTACGTGTCGATAGGTTGCGACCATAGATACCTGCGGCAGTCCTTCTCCATGTAGTATTACTATCAGGGTTGTCATGAAAGTCACTAGGAATATCTGGTAGTTCTTCATCCTCTCGGCTAGGTAGCTCACCCACTTGCACATTGTTTTTCCAAGCCCAGTCCATCACCTTGTAAACATTATCGTTCACTGTCCAAGGTGTATTCTGAATAAGGTTACACGCTTCCATCGGTTCTTCTAGCTTACCTTTGATGGAACGAATGTAATCCATGTTAGTGGACTTGATAAATGGAAGTTTGGGAAGATAGGTGTCGGAGGAGCTGTACCCACCTTCCCAAACAGACTGCCAAGGTGTTGGGAGTTCCACGCTTGGTAGCCAGAACGGTTCGAGGAGTTCACGGTCGGTGTTATAATCCTCAATCCATTGTAGTGTTTCTTTCGTTGCCGTTACATATCTAGTTGGGGACTTCTTCTTGCGCTTCCCATCTTGAACATAGATATATTCTATTAACCCAGTGCTTACCCTGAGTATCTCTACTAAGTTTAGACCACAACTTAATCTATCTCGTTGTCTCCACCCCTCCCATTCTGGCATCAAACCCTTCTCGGTTTCATGGAGCATTGAACGTCTGATGTGCCGCCTTGTATTACCAAGACCACCTCGTTTACGCTTTGCACCCAAGATGATGCCTTCACCCTTTTCGTTGTTCTTAACTAAGAACGAACATCTTATTTCATCTTCAACTCGTGCGCCTACAAAGGCAGCTACGCTGCTCATTGGTTTACGCAAGGTAATGCTATCGATGACTGCCTTGATTGTTATGAACGCAATCACAGGTGCTTTAGCTTTTACAATATCAATCTGCCACCTAGCTTTAGTCTTTGGTTTCTTCCATGTGATAAAAGAATCTTCAATGGCTTTCGCTAGTAGTGGTAACGCTCCTCGCATCAATCTCTGCCCATACTTTGTCTCTCCCTCAACTTCACGCGCCTTGGCACTTTCGATTTTATTTCGATAGCGACCCTTGCCAATTTCTGACATATCAGCGTTAAGTTTTTGTTGATTTAGCATAAGTGTGATTGTCCCTATACGGACACCAAAATCAAATTACTTTCATAAATGAAATAGATATTTGGACTAGTGTATAGGGTGAGTTTTATATAGTTTCAGATGTGTTATTAATTTATCTAAATTCGTAGTCTAGTGCTCTATCCAGCTGAGCTACGAGCGCATTTGGTATTCTCTATTTAATTCAAGGACTTATACCTTAAAAGTCCATGACCAGAAAGTAAAAGCAGGGACAAAAATAGGTCATGATTGTCTGTGATTTGTCCGTGGTTTGTCCCTAACTTTTGTATTTTTATATTAGTTAACGTCACTGTCGTTACCTTTATCAATTAATACTCGTTCACTGAGTCGTTTAATCTTAGACTTTAAACCCTCGATGTCGTTATTAAGAGTCTCGTTTTGTTTTGTCAAGGCATCACAAGCCTTGGTCATAGAATTTAGTCCTCGTGTTAAAATACTTTCGGTATCAGGTGCGTATAGTGACTTACTTTTTTTTGCTGGCATTTTTAGTTTTAGGTTTGGTTTTAGGTGTCTTGCGTTTGGTCGCTTGCTTCAGTAGTATTGTGGATGTTCTCATAAAGTGTTTTCTTTTATTGAATTAAGTGCGTCTCGAGCGTCAAGTAAATTAGTCGGTATTAACTTAGCGTATATCAAAGTGGTTTGAATTGTCCTATGACCCATCCACTTCTGAACAACCGCTAGGCTTATACCTCGTTGCACCATTCGTGATGCACAGGTGTGACGTGTAAGGTAGAACACAAAGTCTTTATCAGCAACGTGAGTGTGTCCTGAAGCTGCTCTAACCCAATCCCAGTTCTTTCTTATCTCTTGCTTGGTAAACTTAGCAAAAGGATAAACAGAACCATTGTCTAACTTTTGGTAGGCACTATATGCTTTTTCAGTTAAAGGCAGGGTGCGCGGTAACGTCGTGCCTGATACATCTTTAACCATTTTCACATCAACAACCCATTCTAGCTGGTCATCTTTTCGTATATCCCTGCTATGTATGCCTCGTGCTTCGCTCGGTCTTATCCCTGTGTATAGTAAGAAGATGAAGAAGTTTTTGAAGTCTTTCTTACCATGCTCCGAAAGTAAATCTATTATAAGATTCTCGTCCTCTATGTTAAAAAACCTCAATCGTGCATTGTTTCCAACCTTTGGGCGGTCAATCTTAGGTTTTACCTTGAGGTAACCGCGGTCGTTAGCAAATCGCATGCACTTACTAAGCGTCGATAGCTTACTGTTGACGGTCGATGGCTTGTTGCCCTTGTTTTGCAGGTGCATTATGAAATCATCAATCTTCTCAGTCGTGATGGAGTCCAAAGGTGTCATAGGAAGGAAGAACTTCTCAATAATCTTCATGTTTACTAGACTTAGTTCTTCGGTAGGCTTATTCTGCCAGTATTTAACAAAGGTTTTATCCATCATGTGACCTAGCGTGTATGCCTTTGCCTTTTCGACTGCCTCAAGAGGTTTCCCATACTGGTGCTGCCTACGTGTCTCTATTTCAAACGCTTGTGCATCTATCTCGGTGTCGAACTGTCTTTTGATACGCCTCCCGTCCAACATGAAGTCGGCTAGGAACTTATTGTGATTTACTCTTACTGCCATGTGTGTCCCCCAATATTTCTATTATGTGTAGTTTAAGTGCGTTTCCCTTGTCGGTAATTGATACGCTTTTCTTTCGTGTGTCTTCGGTGTCCATTGATAATGTAATCATGTCGCGGTCACTTAATACTTTTAGGCTTCTGGTGACTCCGACTGCTGATAGTTCTAGGTCTTTGATTATGGATTGAAAGTAAATAACACTGCGTTCAGACTGGTAAAGATACGCAAGCACCTTTACGTCTCTGAATGAGTGGTGTCCTATATATTCATCAACCTTGTCGATTAAACCAATGAGTTTTAAAACAGACATTTTTTATTCTCCCCTCGCTATCGCTGTAGATAACTAATGTAAATAAATATGGTATTGTTATTATTCTTGATACTTTAATTTTAGTCTTCGGCATCTACTAGTTATCTCCCATAAACTTAATAGTTTCGTATTTGAAACTGTTTCAGATTTGAAAACAAAAGTCAATAGGTGTTATGCTTGCCCCTTTTTAGGTGTCGGTAAGTCAAAAACTCCTAGTATGTAGGCACTTACGACTGGTGGCTTAGTGTATCCACGTTTTGCCCAAAATGCTTTCCAGTTCTGGTCTATGTGCTTTTGTTCATTGTTATTTAGGATGGTCGATGGTCTATGCACCTTTACTGGCACGGCTCGGAATAGGTTTCGTCTGTTTTTAACTCTCATGTGTATTGTAAGGTGATGATGCGCGGTTACGGAAGCACTTTTGCCAGTCTTCCAAGGTGTTGAACTCAAGTTGCCTGTCCTTCTCACGAATGATGGCTCTTAGCTGTTTATTTTCAAACTTGAGGCGTTCTATTATCTCAGTAATAGAGCGAGGTGATTCATTCCATACATTAAAGCTCATTTTCTCTATGTGTTAATTGTGATTGTTCAACGTGGACAAAGTAATCTTGTCCCTCTTCAGGGTCAGGCTCCTCGCTCCAAGCTATGTAGTCTTGCACGAAATCGTGGATTTCAGGTGCTAGGTCTTGTTTCGTGAGGTGTCCTGAGAAGACGGAGACATCATCTGAACTGTCTCCAGCCTCCCGCATTGATAGTATTGTGATTTTCTGCGCGCTCATAGGTTTTCCATGATTACGGTTACAATTAGCAGGATTCCTGCGACGATGATGCACGAGAACACAATAAATGCGCTCTCGGTTTGGCTGTCTGTTTTTACTAGCTTGTTTGGTTTGTGTATTTTCATAGTGGTCGTGTGGTTAATTATTTAGGTCTGTCAGCTCTTGTCTAGCTTCTTCGTATGTCTCAGATGTAGGGTTGCCATTCGGTTGCATTGCTTCACCTCCAAAACCATTATCCTCAATGTATTTAATGATTTCTGCGTGGGATGGTTTTATTTTGTCTTGTGTTTTCATAGTGGTCGTGTGTGTGATTAGAGTTGAAGCTTATGCAAGGCATAGCAAGCGCAAAGGATTGCAGTTATAATGCTGGCACTGGTGCAAATTGCTAAGATTTGATTGTCTGATAGTTTCATGGTTTGTTTGTGGGTTATACCCTTTCGAGTAGTTCATATTTTAAAAGCTCAACTTTAGAGTTAAGCACTTCCATTGTTTCCTCATACGAAAGGTCAAACTTACTTGCTGCGATTGCTATGCTTTCAGCTATGCACTCAATTAATAAGGTGTCTGATTGCCTAGCTATAATGTCACAAATAGCTTTACAGTCTTTTCTTACATTATCGTAATCGTTATATTTCATGGTTAGTTTTTGTGTGGTTTTTGATTAGTTATTTAGGTCTACAAGGTGCTGGTATGCCGTCTTGACCGTCCAGCCCTTAGAGTGTGCTTCAAGTGCCTTGTCGCGGCTATAGGTCTCTGCTTGCTTTGTGCCTTTCGGGTGAGTGCAGACCCATGAATTGCATGGGATTACTGATGAGTGTAATTCTGGGAAGTCTTTTGGTGCTTTCATAGTGTGGTCGCGTGTGGTTTGTGTGATTAGATATAAGCGGAAACTTTGTCATAAGAACAGTTTAAAATACTAGCTAAGTGCGCCTTGTCGGCTTTGGCTTGTAACTTATTCCATTTGTCGGCTCCCGCTTGTGTTTTAAATCCATCACTCAAAGGCATCCAATGTTTGCCTCCCGTGTGTCCGATGCAATACCAGAGTTTGTCGTTTGGATTTTGTGTGACTTGGTTTGCCTTGTATTTGCTTTTTATTATTAGGTTTTTCATAGTGTGTGTGTTTGTGTGTGGTTAGATTATTTCTACAATCCATGCAAGACCATAGGTTGCACCGTTGCCAAGTTTAAACTGCAACTCTTTTTCTGCTGTTGCACGTGTTGTGAATCTTTCAGGAAATAGTTTCCCGTCATGCCTTTTAATTGCGTATTTCATAGTGTGTGTTTGTGTGTGTGTTTGTGTGTTATTGTGTGTTATTAGATTAGAGGCGGAACAAGGTGCGTGTGTCTACTAGAGAGCCTTTGACATAAAAAGAGGCAATAGCTTGTTCGCTGTTATATTTAATTTTAACGTTGTGTTTGTTTTGAATGCACAATAGGCGCATTTGCTCGATAAATTGTGCAAGTGTTGCGTGTGGTGTGGTGCGTGTTTTCATAGTGTGTTTGTGTGTGTTTGTGTGTTTGTGTTTATTTGGATATCTTGCGATTATAATCTTCAATCAATATGTCTTGTAAAGCTCTGATTTCCTGTTCGGCGCAGTCATCTGACTCAAGATACTTTAAGTCTAATACTCGACCAATTTTAGAGGCAAGCATTGTGCAGTTTATATAAGCGGATTGTTTTGAGTATGTCATAGTGTGTTTTTGTGTGTGTTTTTGGTGAAAGTTAAACCATCAGATATAAGAAATATCCGAAAAGCAACCCTATTAATATGCAAAGTGGTAGCTCTATAAAGAGGTATATTTTTATTGGTTTCATTGTGTGTTTGTGTGCTAGCAAGGTAAGCGGTAAGTGAGAGAACAAGAGTCGGAATATACAAGCTTATAACCCGCGTTTTCAAGTCTCGTTTTCTTAGCTTCCGCTTTCTTTAGTTCGGCTTCAGTAGGGAACATAGAAATATGCACGCGACTGGTCGTTGTTTTGATTTTTATTGGTTTCATAGTGTGTTTGCGTGTGTTAATAGATTGCCCGTTAGTGGACACCCCAAAGCCCGCGCGACGAATTAACGAAGGCGGGCAAGTGGATTAAGTGAGTGCCTTTATATTTCTGTAACCTCAATTAAGCCCTCTTCATTAATACGCCATTCATTAGCGAGCATATCGAGTAAGCCGAAAGCATACGCTTTACGCCCTCCCCAAGCGCTGAGCGGCTCGCCCGTTCCTAATGAGTGTTTGAAGGGCACTTTGTATCCGTAAGGCTTCAGCGCGTCGTATACTGTTTTGTGTGTAGTTTTCATAGTGTGGTTGTGTGGTTTGTGTGTGTTTGTGGTTGTCTCTTCAGCACTGGTAGCCAACCCAGTGGACGCTCGAAAGCGTTTCGACATTTAGCGACTGAGCTTCTCAATATCGCGAAGGTTCTCAATATGTTCGTTAGCCCATTCCAAGATGCGCTTTGCGTCTTTTTGTGAAATTGTAACACCCGTGTTGCCTATGTGCTCTGCTATACCCAGTGCATTGCCGATAATTGTGTCGATTCCTAGGAGTGTGTTTTTGATTTGCTTTGATATTTTCATAGTGTGTTTTTGTGTGTTATTGATTGTGTGTATTTGATTAAAGGATGGATGCGATTTCCTCCGCTTCCTCAAATTTGCGTCGCACTTGTGATTCAAGCTTTGACCATTTATTCAAGAATCCCTCTACGTGTTTCGTGTCTGCCCATCCATGATTTTCCATGTAGTCCTTTTGAGCATTAATCATGCAAGTGGAGGTAGCTTGTTCTGCGTTTACACGTCCTACCGTGACCATGTCCTCAAAGGTGAAGCCCTCAAAGATGGACGGTGTATTTAGAATTGCTTTAACTGTTGGTAATTTATTCATAGTGTATTTGTTTTTGTGTGTGTTATTGATTGTGTGTATTTGTGTTTAGCTGAATTGCTATGTTTAAAAGTTATTTCAGATTGATTGCATAAGTCGAGAACTATTTTCACCGTGTTGCTTAAGGTGTTGATATTCAGTGATATTTAAATGCAAATAAAAAACAAAAACACGCATTTCCACAAATACACGCATACAAAAACAAGCAATCATCTCGACTAGTCCACTGAATGAAAACCAAACAGTCCACTGAATAAAATCGCTAGAATCTACCAGCAATAAATATAATATCTAGAGCAACCCTATCAAACATAGACACCCCCCGTCATTCACGGACAAAGCACGGACAGATATATATATTATAGACCCCATTGGGGGTAAAAGTTTTTCCACATATATACGTATACCCCTTCAGATTTTTATAGCAAAACCAACGGGTCACCTATAGCTCACAAAAGAGCGCCTAGCTTCCACCTCAAGTAGATATGCAACGATACCCTCAATATCCTTCTGGTGATTTATAAGGACATCCATCTGTCCCTCAGTGTACTTCAGGTGGGCATTATGCTTGTCCACGAGTTCATCTAGAAGTGCCTCTTGTTCCTTAAGGTCTTCTGAGAGCAATATCACAGCTACAACTAGGAGTGCTAGTAGGAGGCTGGTTATTACATTCTTCATAAAATAGAAAGACCCCCTAGAGAAAACACACAATCCCTAGGAGGTCAAACACACTATATAACACAAACAAAGTTATCTTTAAAAGTCTTCGTAGCTATCTTCATCATCTAAATCCTCGTCCCACTCGATGTCAACCTCATAATCTTCACTAGGAAGGAGGGCATCTGTAACGACTTTATTAGCGATAGCAGCTAACCCTAGGGCAGCAAAGCTGTTGTTATACTCAACCTCACACTCATGGGGTTTGTCAGCAGCCACTATCAGGTAGTTCTCAAAGTGTTCTCCAAGTATTACCTGACATTGCTCTATTGGGGTTAATTCATCATCCATATACACTTAAAGTTCACTAATAGTCTCATTCATATTAAATACCTATTAACATAGTCAAATTATGATTATCACTTATTATCACTTTAAGTGTACCATAGGGGCTATTTACCCCTCCTATTCCCTCTGTCTTGTAAGTCTTTGATATTACTACTGTTATGAATGCACCCTAAATCCAATTATTAACACCTATAGACCCCTTATTTCTCTTATGGAATGTGTTCTCAAACTCTAGGAGTTGTTCTTTAATAAGGTCTTGTTTTCTTTCTTGCATCTTAAGGTCAACATCTTGGTTCATTTGTTCTACCCAATAGCTGACAGCCATAGATAGAGCATCAAGTCTATCATCATGAGTAATAGCCCCACGGTCTCTTGTTATACGAGACATCTGGTAGAACAGTTGGTACTTTAGTTGTGCTTCTGGTTTATATGAGCTGCAACTATCGTAGTCCTTACGGATAACCTTAGGGTCAACTACGAGCTTATGGTTAGCCATTACAGGCTCTAGGGTCTCAATGATGCGTAGTTCTTTTTGTTTAGAGTGACGGACTTCTTCTATGGTGCAGGGGTAAACCTTATTTAGAATGGGTCTAAGTAGTTCAACGAACATACCATCACCGAAGTTAGACTCGACTATGATAGCGTTTACTTTGTGTTCCTTGGCTATCATTGTTAAATTCTTAAGGGTAGCCTCGTCGTAGCCCCCAGAGAGACCACCTGCTTCTGGGACAAATAGTGTACCATTGAGCATCTTAACGACGGCATATCCAGTCTCATCCTTACCACGACCAGATGGGTCAATACTAAGGACACTGCCTGTGAACTCTACGTGGTCACCTACGGTGGTCATAGGTCGGTAGTATCTGTCACCTGAGAGTCCGACGTTAGGGATGCTACCATCATACTCAAGGTCAGGGGAGGCAGCCCACACAAGTTTCTCAGGTGCTACCTCTTTATCAATAGGGGTAACGATGAGGTCACTGAGTTTTAGGGGGTATCTATCGACATCACTCAAGCGTGCATCCAGCATGAACTGCATGGCAAAACCAGCGGAACCATAGGATATTTGTCGTTCTCGTAGGTCGATGTTAGAAAAGCGGGTGGGTTCAGTAGAGTCTCCTTCTTTCTCAGAATCAACGCATAGATGGCTCACGTTGCCGTTGTAGGCGTTTTCGTGCTTAGTTGGAGTAATGTATTGCGCAGTCCATACGCGCGTCTTGTAGCCCCTCTCAGACAGCTTATAATAGATTGTGTCTTCACACTGGGGTGTTCCTAGGACTAATATCTTAGCGTTGTCGTCAGGTTTGAGGATAGCGTCGAACTCTTTGATTTGTTCTGACAGCTTGTCCCGCATGGTTTGGGTAGCACTATTGTTGGGTACTTCCACGTCGTCTGCTACTATGATGTCAGCACGACTACCTGTTAGCTGTGAAGTGACCCCAAGCGACTTGACGGAGGGTGCGTGTGAGGCTGGAGCGAGTCCAACATCAAAAGATATCTTAGAGAATCTCTGATTTGGCTTAGGTCGCAGGTGCTCGAGGATAGCAAGTTCATGGATAATCCTAAGCGTAAATGTCGAGAAATCGTCCGCTCTAGTCTTAGAAGCCGAGATAACAAGGATGTTCTTTCGAGGGTCGAGGAGCAACTGGTGTACAACAAAAGCAGAGCATATCCACGACTTTCCAACTCCTCGGAAACCCTGTATAATAGCTCTTCGGTCTCCTGATTGCATAAAGGAAGCAATCTCATATTGGATAGGGGTAGGGTCTGGAAGGTTTAGTTCTTTCCATACAATGTAAAGGAAGTTACGAAAATCCTTTAACTGTTCAGGGACTTCCATTAATCGTTATAGGCTCGTATCACTTTGTCTACAGCGTCATCTTTAAATGGTAATACTTTTACTAACTCATTCATAGGGTTGTCGTTGGTTACTGTAGCGGAGATGTTATTATCTTTGAGCATCTGCCGAGCAGCGTTAAGGTCGCTAGGGGTAGCGTTGCCACTGTTGATACGGCTGATAAACTCATCAATAAGAATATCCTGTAAGTTATTAAGTTTAAGGGACTTGTCACTCATTATTTTAATTCCTTTATGATTTTAATTACTAGATAGATAAACGAGGCGAGACCTACAAAGGTAGCCACAAGAACATTAATATCTGCTAATGTTAGAGTGCCGAGGATACCCATGAATCCGACAAGTGAGGGGAAGTGTTGTGATTCCATTATGGGGTTATCTCTGTAATGGTTATAGATGAAGCATAAACTCCCCCATAAACTCTATTTGTATTATTAGTTCCATTAAAAGTAAAATTATTAGTATGAGAACCAGCTCTAACTTTGAAAGTAGTAGCACTAGTTGTTCCTGCTATCATGAAATGCTTAAAGGCTATAGTTGTTTGTCCAGTTCCAGTTGGGTGGAAAAAACCCATTGCGGCTAAAGCACTAGCCGTACTATCTTGAAACAAAGCAACAGTTACAGCAGCAGCAACAGTAGGACTTCCACCAACCACAACTTCTATTAATAATTTACTTGTTGCACTTGTTGGTGTAATTTCTAAAGTCATAAATTCTCCACCCTCAGTATTTTGAGGTATGGAGTCATCATTTGTTATAGTAGAAGTTGTGTGAGCTACCGCACCTGTTTGAAAATGTTTAACCTGTAAAACTTTACCCGCACTAACATTTGTAAGTTGACTTCCATCAACCGCAGGTAGTTTAGCAGTGCCATCGAGTTTTACTAGGTTGTTCGCACTTGTTCCCACACCACTAGCAAGTTTACTGTCAGCAATACTACCCGCAAGTTTATCTTGGGTAATACTTCCTGCAAGTTTATCGTTAGTGATACCACCAGCTAACTGCGAGTTGACTACGTTACCTATACCGCTACCACCTTCAGGGTCATCATCTTCTGCTACCTCTTGTGCCACAAACAGTCCTTGTTGGTAAGCCGTATCAAGGTCACTCTCTGACAACCTTGAGCCGTTCTGGAAGTCTATCAATGGTTCCGTTGTGGAAGAACGAAACACTCGTATCGTTGAGTAAGCTGTTGGTGTAGCACTCAGAGTGACTGTTGTCGTTCCTCTTGAGGATATTGTTAGTTCTGTCCATGTGCTTCCATTTAATCCTTTTATGCGGATGTCGTTGATGCTTAGAAACTTAGTGGGTGCAGTGAAGGTGGTCTGTCCGAAGGCGTTAGTGCCTGTGCCAGTTCCATTGCTTGCGGTTGTATATTCAACATATGAGTTTGCCATTGTATTAGGGGGTTAGAATTTAAAAGATTGGTTTTGGTAATTTAGTGTTCAAGATTTCATCGCCTTGGAATTGTAGTTTTAACATATTATCATAAAGGTTCTCATTTTCTTTATTAACAAAGCGACCTAAAAGTGAAGCGTCTTCACGCATCATTTCTTTAATCTCTCTGTGTTTTTTATTAAGTAATTGTCCAAATTTTAAAATACCTTTGTTTCTTGGCGTGCCTTTATCGTTAGGTATACTAAGATTTACGTCGGTCAAATATTGCCCAGTAGAGTATGTATTAAGCTCCATTTCTAAGGTAGATTGTCTTAATCGTTCTGCGAAGTGCTGATGTAATGTAACACCGCTTTCATCACGCCACTCGTGCATATTACCTTCAACATAGAAGCCAGCATCTAGTGAGGCATCTAGTACCTTTTCGTGGTCAGACGCAATAACATTTTGATAAGGTTTTCTCTCTATTTCTTTAGGAGACGCAAACCTGTTCCAAGTATGGTGTATGGTTCTATCATTTGTTACGAATTGACCTGCAATGTCCACCTTACGGTTTGGAGTAGCTTTCCCAAAGGAGTAGTACATAATTCTATCACTAAATGTACCCCCCTTTAATTCACTTATAGTGTCTTGAGCCGTAGCGTAGCTAGTGACTTTCCTAATCCATGAAGGAACTGGTAACGCATAACTAGATGCAACTTTAGCAACCATAGCGCTGAATCTTTCGTTGCTTCCTGAAAACAAACCATCTAGGTCTGCAAGTCCCTGTGATGTAGGTAGTTCTCTCGATGCGGTTTTAAGTGACTCTAATATTAATGTAAGTCCACTTAGGTCGTCCGAAAGTTGATTGTTCTTTTTAGCTCGCATATACCTCCCAAGGTCAGCAGAGAAAGCCATTAATAAATTTACTGGAACCGCTGCACGATAATCCATTCCAAACATTGTGAAGTCTTTTACCTTATCTCTGTTCTTTCTCTTCTGGTCGGCAGTCATCCAAGCATTTGTGCCTGTGGCTTTACCCATATAACCTGCGGCAAATGCCGCGCTACCTAAAGATAGTTGTATCACAACATCAGTAAGAACTTCTTTGTTGTGGTTAATTCTACGAAGCTCTGCTCTCTTTATACGATTATCTAAATTAATAGATTCTAGTTCTTTGTCTCTTATCCACTTTTTACTTTCAGTCGGTCTCCCTGCTTCTAGTTTGGCAATAACATCCTTTTGTTTGTTAGCTAATTGCTTTTTGATGCCCACGTAAGGATTACCCACGGCAGGTATGCCCGTGTTAGTAGCTCCTAAGACACGCAACGGATTTGCTAGGGTAGCTGATTTAACAACCGAACGAACGCCAACTTTATAGAAGGGCATAAACAATTCGATTACAGCACCAACAACCATACGCTTACCGTCTCTATCGTCGTTCAACATCCCTGAGATGGGTTTGATTAAGATTTGTTCTGTTAAGTTTTGAGCAACATCTTCTAGGTCTCCGTGTGATGCCATCAATAATGCGTCATCAATTCTTGAAAAGTCATCGGCTAGTTCATCAACTTGAGCTAATACTTTAAAACCATTAGCATCTCTTAACCAACTATTTAGGAGTTTATCGGAATACTCTTTAGCTTTGGCAGGGTCACTTGGATGGTTTAATAAGGCTTTCTTTCGTGACTCGGCTCGTGCCGCTGCGAATCTGAGTTGCCTTTTAAACGTAGCATCCACACCAATAATGCTTCTCGCTCCCCAGCTTAGGAATGGTAGTATTTTACCTAGTGCCAACTTTTCGTTAGCCCATGCAATTGTTGCATCTTGCCCATAAGCTGCTCGCTGTGCTGTTTGACGGGCATTAGTAACAACACCATCTAGACCCAGTGGGGTTATCTCTCTTGCGGCTGACATTTTAAAGTCATCCCCAAATCTAGTAGAGGAACCATAGCTAGGGTCTTGTCCTGTTTTGTAGGCTCTATAAAAGTGTTTCCAAGTGTCTGCCTTAAACAAACCCATCATCGCTTCGCCAGCCGCTTCTATTTCAAATTGTGCTGCCTGTGCTTCTAAATCAGTTTTAGCTAGCGCCTTTCCTATGTAGGCTTTAGGAAATAACTTTATCATTTCAAATGCGCCCGTAGGTAAGGCAGCCATTGCAGAAGTAGGTGAGTTGACCATGCCTAACTTACGAAGGATACGTGCGGTTCTAAATAGCTTTACACCAACACCTGCGTTCTCCATCTCTGCTTCACGATAAACATAATCGTAAACATCATCCCAAAGTTTAGCTTTAGCTTCTAATCGTATTTGCTTCTTTTCATCATCAACGATTTTCTTTAAGCGTTCTCTAAATAATTTCTTTGCCGCTCTTTGTCGTGCTTTAGCCTCATTAATTTTCTTGTTAAGAGATTCTTTAGGTTTATTTCCTTTACCGCCAACTTCAAGTTGCATCTCAGCAGGGTCATTACGGGCAGCTATCTCAGCTAAACGGGCAACCTCCAGTTCTTCCTTAACAACTTTCTCTGCTTCACGCTTATACCTTTTAGCGTTAGCAATACTATTCTTAAGTCGTTTAACTTCAGGGTCTTCTGCTTTCTTATTACCCTTGCTTCCTTTAGCTTCTTCAGGTGACCTACCAGAAATATTTGGTAATAGTTCATCTAATTGCTTTTGAAGTTTTGCAATGCGTTTATCTAAAGCAGAAACAACTGGTGATACTGTAGGTTCATCTACATCAGCATTAGAACCACTATCAATTTCTTCGTTCTTCTTTCCCGTTTTGGGATTAGGACTTTCTTCACCTCTGGGTTGCGGGGTGTCTTTAGGTGGTGTAGGTGTTTCATCTACCTTCTTTTGAATTGCATCTAAAAGGTCTTTGCGTGTATCAAAAGTAGTGTTTATTTCATCAATTCTATCTAATTTGCTTGTGCTTTTACCCTCTATATCAAATTGACCAATTCCTTTTTCATCGGTAAAAAAATACTTTCTCCCAAGACCTTCGATTGTTGCGGATGTGATATATCTTGTTTCGCCATTTACGACAACCGATTGCACTGGAAACCCACCTGTTTCAAACGCTGATAAGACTTTTTTAGGCTTGAGGTTTGTTTCTAGTTTAGGAGTCTCTGGAGCGTCTTTAGGTGTTGCTGGAGCTTCTCCGTCTGGCTTAGGAGTAGCTGGTGTGTCGACCTCTACTGGTTTAGATACTGGTTTTTTACCTTCTAATACTTTATCAGCAGCAGCAATGAAATCATCAACAGTATCAGTGCCATCTATCACGCTCCTCAATCTACGCTTGATTACATTCAAGGCATCTTTAGTTTGTTGATTAGCAAGAGAATATGTAGAGTTAGGAGCAGGACTAGAGTTAAGATTATTAGCTCTCACCGCTCTACCAGCCGCAGTATTTATTCGACCATGAACACTATCTAGCAATTTGATTTGAGTATCAACATCCTCAAGAAGTCTTGCGATTGTTGGCATATCAATGTCGTCACCCATAAGTGCTAACTTCTCAATGGCAATGCCCATGTCATAGTCGGCAGCTTCGTAAATCCTTCGCGTAATTCTTGTGATTTCGTCAGTAACACTACCTTCATCTAAATTATCTACTGCGGTCTGCCACTTTTCTTCAAGGTCTATTAGTATTCTATCTAGTGTGCTTTCATCAAGAGCCTTATCAAGATTGATTTCTTCTTTGAGTTCGTCTGTGTCGAGCTTTTCTTGATTTTCAAGTCGCTCTCTTTTCTCTTTAAGAATTGCTGGTTCAGGTTGGTCAATAGCTGTAGAAGGATTGGTTTCATCGGCAGACAAATGAGCGTCAGCTTTCTTGGTATCCTCAACCATATCTTCAAGAATTTCTAAGGCTTGCTCGTGTTCGCCTTTCTTAATGGTTAAGTCATTAAGCTTTTTGTTCTTAGATGGTTTATTTATGTTCTGTCCAAGCTTTTCAATATCTTTATTAATATCTTCAATAGCCTGTTTAGTTCTATCTCTAGCTCTTTCTGATACAGTGGTTGCTTGTTTACGCCCCCAAGCTCCTGACTTCGATAATACACCAAATATTGAATTAAAACCTCCACCAAGAAGAGTGGATGTTGCATAATCCCATCCGTTCCTCTCTTCAATGTCATTCATCTGGAGAGCTAACTCTTGACGCATTACGGACTCTGTAAGTCCCAATACTGCTCCACTTACAAATTTAGGAGCGCCTTTAACTAATAACTCTCTCCCTTTCCAAGCAGCTAAATCAACAACACCTTTCTTAGCGTTGTGAGTTGTTTCGGCTACAATCTTTAAAGGCATCGCCTTATTAATTTTATCACCAATCTTAGCTAAAGCAAAAGCGCTTTCTACTGGTTGTGCAATCGTACCAAAGACAGCGGAGCTTATGAGTTCACTAGAATGTATTCCTTCTTGAACGCCCATGGCATTACGAGTACCTTGTCCAGCCAAGTTAGCTAACGCCCATATACCCGCTTCGGTAACAGCAAATGTACCAACTTGTGCAACTGCGCCCCAAGGGGTAAAGGATTTCTGCCATGTAGCTAAGTTGGCTACTCTTAAGGCTCTTAAAGAATTTAAAATCTTTTTAGAATTAGATACGGTTTGTTGGTATCTACCAGCACTGTTGAGCTTATGGGACATATAAAATCCCCCGCCCATCTCAACTGCCGCACCTGCTCCGTAACCTTTTATTTGATGCCATGTGTCATTCTCTTCTGCTTCAGCAGCAGCGTCATAGGTAGTATTCTCCCAAGAAGTAGGGACAGTTTTAAGCTCCCTTTCTGTGCTAGTAACCGCAGGATTAATGGTGTCTATGACTTCTTCGTCTTCACGCTTGCCGTCAGTTATAGGATTAAATGTAATTATATCAGCCATTAATATTTTTCTACTAGGTCTTTCTGAACATTCATAAACTGTCCAAATGTTTCAGAATTAAATATTCCGAAGTCTGTAAGCGCATCAAATGCTTTTTGTTCGTCTTCTGTTAAAATTTCTCCAAGCGTTGCTTTATTATAAGCCCCTTGCCACGCTACAGAAACTTCTGTAAGTTCGTCTATATTTCCAAACAAGCGTACTTCAGCATAGGATAAACCAGTCTTCCTTAAGTCTTCAGCAGCTTCAGGAGTGTAGGTAGGGTAACCATAAGCCACCATCGTAGCTTGAAGGGCATTTCTATCCTTATTGTCCCTCATATTTTTATAGATACTTTGAAACTCTTCTACATTTTTGTAAGCGTACTTCTCAGAAAACATACGTTTTCGTAGTAATTGCAGGTGTGGATATTGTTTAATATCTGTTTCATCCTTGATGCTTTGCTCTACAAATCTCTCCGAGGATGTTGTAATGTCAAGTTTCTTAAAGTCACCAACTCCATATTCTTTGGTATTTGGTTTATCCGCTCTAAAATTAAACTCAGAAGGGGCAACACCTGTTCGCGAAATGTTAGCATCTCTTCCATACCCGAAGTTCAAATAATCATTGTAATTAGTTTTAGATTCAAACAACTGAGCTAAGTTATTTGCATAGTAATTTCTTAATTCAGATACTTTTTTTGTTAAGAGTTCATCTCTCTTCTCATCATCAATGATGGTTGAAGAATAGTCTTCTAAATCCTGTTGAATAATTGGAAAATAATTATCAGAATACTCATCAACAAATGCTGACCATTTAGTAGCTGCTTCTTTTGTCTTATCTGGGCTAAAGAATCTTAAATTGCTAAATTCATTCTTGAGCGTTACTTTCAAAGAGTCTTCATTAAAGCCAGCAAAGGTTTTATTACTTGCTGTCCAATCTAATTGGTGGGCTTCTTCATAAGCTTTTTGAACATCGTCAGGTACTTTCGCTCCTGCAAACCCTATATCTTCCATATAGGACTTAGGCTTCATGAATTTATTCCTAGGAAGTTTAAACCAATCAACAGCACCTTTGACGGCATTAGTTCGTTGTATATTAGTTAGTCCATTAACCAACCAAGGTCTTTGTACCGCTTCGTTAGCATAGTAATCTACAAATCCTTGAGCGCTTAAATTAAATATAGTTTTTGTATTATCAGGGACACCTATAACTTTTCCGTCTTCCCCTTCAAAGTCTAGCGTACCTGCCTCATTGAGAATAGTTTTTAACTGCTCTACTTTTTGACTACTTGTTAATTCACTATTATTAAACTTAGCAATTAATGTATCTACCTGTTCGTCAGGAATGTTAGGGCGTAACTTAGTTATTAAATCTTTTACTTGATTAACAGCGCTTGTCGGAACTTCTTCACCTTTACCATAGCCCGCTAATGTTGTGGATACGAAAGCAAAACTATTTCTTATTTGAGTCGCGACACCTCTAGTATCAACGTCATCATTATTCTTTTTGGCTTTTCTAATATTATCTTCAAGGTTCACTACTTTAGTTAAATCATCGCCAGCATACTTAGCTCCCTTGAAGAACTCACGACTTTTTAATTTGTCCATAACCTCTAAAGCTCTATCATATTGACCGTCTTTAGAAAATTGATTAGCAATCGCTAAGCCATTAGTAAGTAACTCTGCTTTAGATTCTGATTTACTTAGGAGACCTCCTTCTTGTGTTTCCGCTAAGAAAGTTGAAAAAGAAGTATCAATATCCCCACCCGCTTTGAGGGATTTCTGCATATTGGTGGCTTTAAAATCAACAGTACCCTTAATAACATTTTGACCAAATAACTCTCTAGTCTTGCCTTCAAGTTCTCCAATTATTTTGTCACCGAAAGCATTAATAGCGACTACACGATTAGGGTTATTGCCGAACTCTTCTTGAAGTTCCCCTATGAGTGTTTTCTTTTCTTCCGCCATTGCTGCCTCAAATGATTTGGATTCAGTATGGTTTCCAGCTATAGTAGTAAATCTTTTTGTAATAGTATCAGCGTTACGGACGTAGTAATCTTTAACAAGTTCTTGTTGAAATGTTTTATCATACCCGAGCCACTTAGACATTTGTTTCTCTTGTTTAAGCAACTCGTCCTTCTTAGTGTTATCAGTAATCTGGGAGAAGTCCTCAAGTGCTTGTGCTTGTCCTATATTATTTGCAGCGCCAATTACCGCTGGAACTTGATTCAAAGCCCTAGCGAAGTTCAACGCTTGGTTTGTTTTGTTCATCGCTTGAACTACCGTTCCGCTACCTTTGGTCTGCTCGACAGTGGGCGCTAAGGTAATCTCAGAGGGGTCGTAGCTTACTTGTACTCTATTATCAGTTGCCATTATTATTTAAGTGTTCCATATGTTGATAGTCCAGTTTGTGCGCCACTCACTAACGCACCTGCGTAGTTTACTTCTTCGATTGGGCGATTGATGCGTAACATATTATTAGTAAATCCTAGTCCTGAATCTCTAAGTGCAAGGTCACGTCTTACGTCTAGCATTTGTGCTTGGGTATTCACCGAGTTATTATACATCGCTTCCTTACGAGTTAAGTCGTTCATAAGTGCATTTACGCTAAGTCCTGCAACACCTGCTTCACCAGCAGATACTCTAGCGGTTGCTCTAGCTTCTCTAGCTCTCGTCTTATTAGATTGTAACTTCTGAGCCATAGCAACTTGCTCTTGACCTTGCTGTGTGCGCAATGAGGATACTTCATTAAGGTAACGCTGTCTCTCAACAGCAGAAGCATTTGCTTGTACCTTTTCTTGGGTTTTGGCTTGTATCTGCTGTCCTCTTATTTGAAGACCAGTCGAGGCTGCACTCATGGCGATTGAGGCGATTACTAATGGTGGACACATATATATTATTTCTTTCTGTAAGTTATTATAAATTCGTAAAAAGGTTCGTTATTGAAGGAGAGTGTTCTAGTGAACTTTGCGCCACAGAACTTAAGCCACTTAATGGCAGTTCTGTTTTCTTTATGAACAAAGTTAAAGGTTGCTCCGTAGGGTTTAGTTAAAGACTGAGTTACTTTGCGAGATGCCTTGAGGAAGTCGTAGGATGCGTCATGGACAGCATCAGTTCCTAGCATCCAAATATAAGCCATATCAATGACTTGTCCAACACCAAGCATGGCAATAGGGACATCACCACCATCAACAATAGTAAGGGTAGCATCATCAGTTTCAAAAGCTCTATGCAAGGATTCCTCTGGAGTGCTGCCCATACAGGCAACTTCAAGTCTATCCTCCTTGCGTATAAAGGGAACTATGTAGTCAATATGGCTTTTCTTTGCCTTTATTAACTTATGTGTCCCTTGCTGAAATACTAGGTTAGCCATAGCGGTTAGAACGCGAGTGAACAAAGGATTCAAACTCAGCACTCTGGAAGTTGCTTGGAAGTGCGCTGTCGTTCTCAATAGTAATAGTTGTATCCTGTGCTTTTGTAAGAACAGGGAAACGATAGAACCCGCTGTCTAAGTTAAGAGTTCCTATTGTAGTGGAACCTATCACATCAGGGGTAAAGATATTCTCATAGGTATCACGGAACTTAGGAGTCACTTTGACCTTAAAGAAAGCCGTCTTGTCAAAGTATATAGAGCCGTTGCGTATCAACAACTTAGCGGCATTAGAAGGACTTGTGCCGTTACCCGCTTTAGCTTTGAAGAGTTGCTCAGAGAAGGTGTACTTCATGGTATAAGGGATGCCAGTAAATACAGGGGTATCCGCTGACACCGCTTGCGCAAGAGTAACCGTAGCTCCTGAGTTAGTAACATTAAGTTTGAGACCGTCTGTTGTGTAAACCTCTACTGAGTTGTTTGCTGGGGTGTAAGGAAGGGTTATTGTAGAAGAACCGTTACTGACTGTAGATGCTACTCGCATATCAAGGTGAGTAACGTAACCAGCGGCATCCGTTAAGCCAGACTCTAGAGGCATCTCAACGAGATTAGTTTCTCCGTTGTTAGTGATGACTGCGTATAGAGTGGACTCAATGAACTCCATGCCTCGTATCTCACCAGTGAAGGTAAACTTCGACCAAGCACTTAGGACTTTCTGGTTGTTGTTCCAGAAGTAATTGTAGATATATAGAGAACCTTTTTCGTCACCGCTGAGTAACACAATCATGTCCTCCGAAGTGGTTCCCGCCATATCAATAATGTTTTTAGGGATGTAAGCAGGAACGTGTTCAGTGACCTCAGTGGAATCGTAATTATCGGTAGAGGCGTTTACAGTGAACTCTCTCATCCCTGTAAAGGCTCCACGAGTAAATGGGAAGTATATATAAGAACCTAATGGTAATGGGTCTACTTGGTCTTCAAAGCTGAAGTTCGTAATTGGAGTGATGCTTACTGTCTTAGGTGTAAGAACACCTCCACCCTTAAGAGCGAACTGTCCATTCTCTGAGAATAATATAAGGTTCTCTTGGAAGCCTTTAGCCGCTTTAAGGTTGGTTACTTGCCCGCTAGAAACAGCCACATCAATGGGAGCTGAATCCAGAAGAGTTGTAACGGTGTTGCGGAAGAAGTTGAAAGTTTCCCCAGCCTCAGAAAGTATTATGTTCTCATTAGAGATGAAGCCCAGACGGTTCTTAAAGAAGAACATATTGGATATAGGATACCCAATGAAGGATGGGGCGGGGTTTGACAAGGCATCACCAACGGTTCGTGTGCTATACTCGGATTCCAATATTTCAAAACTATTTAATCCTGTAGATACCAGCCTATGGGGCATCGTTGTTTTATCAAAACCTAAAGGCGTGTCAGGACTAATGGTTTCTTCCCATGAACCCTGCGACCAAGAAGAACCATCAGCAGTAACAAACTTAACGTAGTAATCGTCTTGGTTTAGCTCTGCGTCGCCCTTGATTTTAGTAACAAACCCATTAACACAGCTCAAGGGTAAATCAGACAGAGAGTCTACCTCTTTATATATAACACCCATACCACTATCCGCTAGGTCGTCGCGTGTAATTATGGAGAAATCATCAGAGGTAGATGTGTCCTTTAATGTAAACAACAAACCATTACCACTATACTTAGTATCAAAATTAGCGTCTATGTTTGCATTATAGCCACCTTTGGTGGTTACGGTTGTCTTCTCGTATAGTTCAAGAATAATATCGCGCGTGCGTGCGTTTGATGCGCTGGTAGAGTCTCCAGTGACAGAGGTAATCGAACCAAATCCAGAATTACCTTGGTTGGTGGTTTCGGGGGTGGGGTACTCAAAGCTGTAGTTAGTTATGGAAGGCGCTGTGGTGTTGGACGCAACCCTGACGCGGTTACCGAAGGTCGAGTTGTCTGAGGATAACTCCGTAAAAGACCCGCCAGAGTCAGTGCGAGCATAAATCGTTCTAGGGACGTTTGACGTAAAGTGCGTTAGGAAGCGGTAGGTTATCGCGTAGACCGTATTGGCGGTATAATTATTGCCACCTGATGAAAGAAACAATTCTACGCTACCGAAGCGGCTATAAAGTTGTGTTTGAAGCGTCGAGGGGTCAACTTCAAATCGAATCGTGTCGCCCGTTCCCGTCTCAATAGTGTAGCTCTTACCGTAGTCTGCTTGTTTAATAAACACAAACGCGCGCTTGTCGAGTTTAGGGCTTGTTGTCGCCTCGTCTATGCTTGTTTGCACTGAGGTGTTCAACAGAAATGTATTATCAGCAACCGTAAGGGCTTTTAACTGTGCTTTTGGGGAGGAAGAATCAAGGTAGCTGTCTGTTACTGGGGTGTAACCACCTGTAGTGCCATTAATGGTAGCCTCAAGTCCTGTGAGTATATTCCAAGCGCGGATAGTCGAACCGTCGTGGATAACTACATACTTCTCGTTGTCATCGCGGTTGATAAAGTGAACAAAGCTATTCTCATCAATAGCACTCGTAAGCAACCTAGCGATGTGCCTAGTATTAGGACGTTTCTTTAGTCCATCTGCAACAGAGCTAAGAGCGTTTTCCTGCTCCTCACATTGACCAACAAAACGTGTTGCATCAGGTTGCTGAGAGACACCTTGGATAAGGTTGGGAACCGACGTATTAATTAAGGGCATTATGTAAGGTCGTAGTTACGGTTGATGCCTATTCTGGAGGCTGTGTCATAGTTGTCAAATACTGAGTAATTAGCTTCGTCAAACTCACGGTCTTTAAAGTAAGCCCTTAGCTCCTGCTCCATCTTAGGAAGACGCTGGATGTCTACACCGCTTTGTGGGTAAAGTTCTGTCAGTAGGATAGCTACGCGGATGCTGAGATACTCAAGGTACTTCTGAGGAGTGTCAATTAGTGTGCGCTCATATATAACCGTGGCTTTGATTGTGCCACTCCAAGAAGTGTATGACTTATCTTTGAGGTTATAGAGGTAACGAACTCCACCTACTGTTTTAATACGGGTTGCATAATCGTTTAACTCTACTGAAAGGGCATCTGTAGGTACTGTGATTTGTCCTGAGACATTTGCTGTAAGCTCTACGTCCTTCTCAGTATTGAACCACCAACCACGTCCTTGTAGCTCTTTGTCTGTGTCACGTAATAAGCGAACACATTCAGAAGCTAGAGAGTTGGAGTTGAGGGCTGTCACTGGGGCCTCACCAATAAAGCGCATTACCTTGTTGACCTCAGAGAGTTCTGTAGCATCTGAGCCTGTCTCTGTGGCTGTAGCTGTGCGTAGCTTACCTGCATCGGATAGAAGCTCTATCTTCTTGTAAGCGGGAGTCCCTTGGAACTGGACTTCTTGAATACCCATCATCCGCATCTCAGCGGCAAAGTCTCTGTAGGTATTCTGAGTGACAGCAACCACACCGTCAAAGAAAGCTTTCTCGGCTGTTGCTTCGATAGCAGTCTGAGCAAGTAATTGGTCTTTCTGGGCTACAATTAATGCCGCTTGGTTTGTTGCTAAAGTTCCTTCACCCGTGAACTTTGTAGCTTGGGCAGCCAGCGAACTTTGTTGAGAACCTTCCGTTGTAGTT